AATCTCTCACTGAGGTTCGGGCCCTTCTTCGCTCCCCGCAGAATGAAGATTCCCGCATATGCCGTAACCAATACTATTTTGGTCGTGATGCTGAATCAGTTGCTACCGATGTTCATAAGATCGACGCAAAGGACGAATGCGTTGGAATCTATCTTGTTTCTAACCCGGTCAATCCAGATCTGGCCAATTTAAATCAATCTGTTTGGCGCAAGCCATTCCTGACCAAGATCAAGTCCAGTAGTTCAAAAGAAACAATTTCACGCCGATGGTTATTTATTGACTGCGATTCAAATCGGCCAAGTGATGTTTCCGCCACTGAATTTGAGCGTAGCAAAGCGTTTGAGCTTGCAGACGATGCAATGGCCACATTGGAAGCATTTGGCTTCAGGGAGCCAATTAAGGCCGATTCTGGCAATGGTTGCCATCTGCTCTACCCAGTAGATATGCCCGCCAACAAAGCAAGTGACCACCTTATAAAGGAATTCCTTTCTGAGTTAAGCGGAAGGTGCATATCTTCTGGCGCAAAGATTGACAAGGTAACATTTGATGTTCAGCGAATGGTTCGTGTATATGGCACAATGGCTCGAAAAGGTGACTCTACAGCTGAGAGGCCTTGGCGTTGCACTGGAATAGTATCTGTTGGTGATACCAGTCCAGAGGCGAGGAAGGCCAATACTGAATCTATTCAGAAATTAGTTGAAGCATGGCGTGAGCAGAATGCTTATTCGTCTAGTCAAGATACAATCAAAAGCCCATTAGATTTGGCTAAGAAGTATATTTCAAATATTGAACCTGCCGTATCAGGACAGAGTGGTCACAATAAGACTTATCGGGTTGCTTCCATCCTACTGGAGGGTTTTGGTTTAAGCGAACCAGATGCACTTGCAGCTATTCGTGAATGGAATCAGGGATGCCAACCACCTTGGAGCGATAGCGATTTAGCCCATAAAATTTCATCTGCTGCTGGAAAAATCGACCAATCGAAAATTGGCAGTTTGCTTAAAAAGCAGACGATTTCCGAATCAACTAAAACTGTTCCAGCAGATAAGAGCGATGCAACTGTTGCTGACCTCATCCGCCTTGGACAGTCCATGCAGTGGATTTGGCCCGGTTGGATTCAGCGAGGTGTGCTAGTTGGCATAGCAGCTGAACCGGGTGCGGGTAAAACTCGATTGTGTGCTGATTTGGCGAGGCGTGTTCACAACCATATGCCTTGGCCGGATGGGACTGCTCCAACACTGGATAAAGGATCAAAAGTATTGTGGTTATGCTGTGACAATCAATGGGGCGAAATAGCTCAATTTCCTGAACAGTTTGGAATTCCAGCTGATGCTATTTATTTGAATGGCTGGAATGACGATCCAACGGAAGGAACCATGCTGGATAAGGCCGAACAATTCAAGATGCTTGAGGATCGTATAAAGCGAATTGGAGTTAGTCTGGTGTTTGTTGATACTGTCATGAACAGCACGAGTCACAATACGATGCGTCCAGAGGATGGTGTTAAGTATTTCAGACCATTGGCTGAGATTGCCCAGCGAACCAATACATCAATTATCATGGTGACGCATTTGTCTTCTGGTGGAGAAGCACTGGGCAGGCGTATTGTTGGCCAATGTCGTCAAATGATTAACTTGTCCAGAGTGGATGGCGAACCGGCCAATAGCAATAATCGTCGGCTATTCGTGTCTAAATCGAATAGCGTTATACCTGCTGAACTGGATGTTCGCATGGGGAATTCTGGTAATGACTATGTTGTTCCCGGTCAAGTCCAGAATGCGCCAACAATGGATATTCGCTGGTGGATTGGTTCGTATCTATCTACTGGAAGAAAATTAGTTGATTTGCTCATCCGTGATGCCATCAATTGTGGATATAATGTTACTGAAGTACAAGCCAGCTTAAACGATATGGCAGTAATTGCTCCTGTAAATGGAGTACAATTTGCCCGGTTGAGGTAGCAATGAGCAGCGAATTTGAGGAATTTATAGACGATTCTATTGATGCTGATTTTGAGTATGACGATATTATCCGTGTATCCAAATTACTCGATGCTGGCGAAGGAATAGATCATCTGGATTCCGAAAAGTTAATTCCAGATTTTTGCTCATTGCGCTACAAGTTCATTTTTATGTATATGTCATTTAGCATCATTCATTATATAGCTCGTCCAAAGAAGAATTACGATGAGAGCATCAAGCATTTAAAGCGGGCTGGTGGATTGCTTGCATCTTTGGTGCATGAGATGAAGCGTATTAAGAAGGAAATTGATAGTATCGAACCGGAGAATGGCAATGAATCAGGATGATGTATGGCCAGAGTTTTGGCCTAATAAATCAAGGATGACTCGAAAAGAATTTCTGAGCATCATCAACAGGATAGAGCAAGTTCCGCATATAGTAAACTACGATGACACGAAGAAATTGATAGAACTAATCAAGATTCTTGTCGTCGAGCTTGGATTCCTCGAACGAGTAGTTGAGGAATATGAGAGGGATGAAGTCCGATTTTGAAATGGAGTTCTTTATGCGTCGATTTGCTCTTGGCCTTGCTGTTTGCCTTGGCTTGGTACAGTCTTCTGATGCTGGTGTATTTCGTAAGACACGGGTAGTTACAGCTGCTCCTGTAGCTGTTAAAGGTGATACATCGACTGCTCAGAATGCAGCATTGCTAATTGTTCAAACTGGTCGATTCCGCCATAATGGCCATCCTGCTGGACTGTTTGAGGGGATCGGCATGGGATCGACTCAGCAGGGAGCAATTCAAAATTGCTGCTTTTGGGGCAGGCGTAATGCTGTTGACATTGGGACCGCTCAAATGTCAAATGGCACTTGGATTGCAGTAGTTCGTTACCGCTAAGTTCTATCCAGCTGGAGGGGTGGAACCGCACAATCCCCCCTCTGGTTGGGTTTTATGTGAAAGGAAAAGGATATGGAATTGCTTACAGCGCAAGATTGTAATCTGATTCAAATGATTGATTTCATGTCTAAGCCAAAGCCTACTAGCCCAACTAGATGGGGGCCAGATAGCGTTACCACTGGGCCATACAGAATATCACGGGAATCATTTTCTAAATTATTAATTGGCGAAATTCCCAAGGTTACTGTCCAGAAAAATGGCGTTGATATAGGAACTGGAGATGAAGTTAAATTTGTCATTTTAAATCGGGTTGGCAATCACGATTTGAACAATAGAATGAAATTAGTGCTTGATAAAGCTACCTATGATTTGTGGGGTGGCAAAGAAGAGTATTACCAAATATTCTTTTGGCTTAAAGATGGCAAGTCTCACTCTGATCTGGATAGTGTTGACAATGTTTGCTTTGACTGTGGTACTAGATGTATACCTAAAGATCAGGCTATTTGCGCTCCATGCTCAATCGCACGATAAGCCACTTGAGTGGAAAACCTAATTGATCTCCCGTGCGATTAGGGATATTAAACCGGGAGGAGTGATAAGGACGGCAACCTTATGGGTATCGGAAATCATTAAGGCTATTTTAGAATATGGTCTTTTTGATGCTACTTTCTGTTCATCCGCTGGTTGTGTGCGCTGGGGTTCGATTCCTTGGGGGTGAAATGGTTTTACAATTATGGAGTAATTAAATGGGCGACCGTGATGCAGAACATACCTTGACTGAATTGCAAGAGGCAAGGGCTGAAATTGACAAGCTCCGTGCAGCAATTCTAAAGCATAAACAGGCCATGTCAGAATATCGTGGAGCTTTTTATGACGAGGAATTGTGGTTGGCTATTAACCCGCTGCCGGGAGGTGGGTAATGACCGGCAACGATCTAAGTAGAGAAATAGCTCGGCAAGCGTTCATCGTCGCAGTGCTGATATTTGGCTCCGGAATTGCGGCTGGACTGCTGGCTCGATGGCTGTGGCCAGTCGTTAAGGCATTCATTCACTATGCGACTGGAGATGGGCAATGAACGAGTCGATCAATATCTCTGCTGATGACTGGAAAAATGTCCAGCACCAACTTGCGGAAAATAAAGGCCGTTTGGATTACTATTACGGCGATGCCGAGCGCAGATATCACGAATTGCACGAGGTGCGAAAGCGTGTTACCGCAATCGAAAGCTGGAAGGAGTCTTTGATGTTCTGGCTGAAGTTTGCAGCTTGGAGCGTGGTCGTTGTTGTTGCGTTTTTCTTAATTTCCACGGCAATTTTTGTGTTCAAAAATGAAGATATAAGAGTTCAGTACATAAACAAAATTATTAAACCGCTGCCGGGAGGTGAGTGATGAAAATGCCTTTTCCAGAATTTGAACCGAAATCAGTTCGTGATTTATGTCTTGAAGTAAAACTTTCCAAACAAAGAATTTGGAAACTTATTAATTCTGGGCGTATTCCAGCACCACTACAAATTTCTCCTCAGAAATGGGTTTATCCGCCACAAGCATTTTTAGCTGTTGTAACGATAATTCAATCAGCAAGACAAGATAGGGAAACGCAAAGAATTATGCGTCAAAAATTGAAAGAAAGAAAAAAGATTTGTTCCAAGGATCGGTGTATGGAATTGATGGAATTTATCTCATTGATTATTCCATATCTACCAACTAAAGATCTTATTGAAAAAGCTCATAAATTGAGTGGTTATCCGCTGCCGGGAGGTGGTGATGCTAAACCCAATTAACTGGATTTTGCTTGTTGTTGAAATTGTCGATTTTCTAGACGAAGAAATGGCTAGTTGGGTGAGGATGAGATAAGAATGGATGAGTATTATGCTGGTGATTATTTAGAGTTTATTCGGCAACAGGCAGCTGAAAGGAACAGGAGACGGCAAGAGCTATTTAAATCAGAATCAAAGAAAAAGCCTGTTCCTAAAAGGGATAAAGATTTAGATGGAAAGTCAAAGTGCAAGAAATGCAATTGGCCAACTCTAGATAAAACTGGCATTTGCTTTCGATGTAAACAGCATCCATCTAAACGAGGTAAGAGGAGAGAGAAGTGTCAGAGATGCGGAGACTGTTATGTAATTAGACCAAGACTTTTATGTAGGAGTTGCCGATTGCCTCAGATTAAAAAAGAACAAGATTTGCAAATAATGAAAGATAAAATTGCCAATGGTCGTTGTGCAGCTAAAGGTTGCCAATCCAAAGCAATGCCGAAAAGTAAGACTTGTATCCGGCATTAGATAAGTGGCGTATCTTCTTCCGGCTTGATGAGTTTTGGTCGATTATTATGCTTCTGTAAATACGATGCAGAGTCAGCATGGACATCACAATTAAAACTTGTCCAGTCTTGGAGATGTCCAATAAAGTAATGGCAATTACGGCATAGTCCAATTAGATTTGATTCCTCTAATTCATCTCCACCATGAGCTAGTGGGATAACATGATGCGCTTCCAGATTCTTCTTTGTCCCACAGGCTGAGCAGGATTTCCCCTTTAAGAATTTAGCCCTAACGGATGGCCAACGGGATGAACGCTGAATCTCACCCCAGATACGCTGACCAAAGCTAATAATGTCTGATAGCATTAAAGTATCCTTGGGGTTGAGCAAGCCCCCACCTTGGCAATCCAACACAGATAGCCAATTACCTGCTCAACCCCTTGGTTCGTTAAAGAAGATTGGCAAGCAGCTTAATAGCAACTTTGGCCAAAACAACCCACGGGATAATGGTGAAGGTAATTGCCTTCTCTGCGCCATCAACTTGAGAACCATTCTGTTGCAATACGGATGCAATCAGATCGGCTTCGTTGATTTCACCAGAGTCCAGTTGAGGCAAATTACCTGCAACCATTTGACCACCACCAAGTGACTGTCCAAGTGCATAACCTGCTACATTCCATGCAGCATTGACGAGATCTGGGGTAGATACCTCTCTACCTCGAAACTTGTCGAGCATCATCAGAAGTGCTTCTTGAGGGAAAACCACTGGGTAGGGAAGCAATGACATAACTAACTCCTAGAGATTCCAATCGACATTGATTACATCTTTGGCTGGGAATCCAGACAGTCCAGAGAAGGCCCAAGAATCACCTTGGCTTAGCATTTTAGAGATAACTTCGGCATCGGCCCAGAATCCGCTAGTGGGTGGACCACCTTCACCTACTGGGCCAGTATGAGCATTTGCGCCCCAACTATTTCTAATCCAGCCCTTTTCACTGCCTTCTGTGGAGTAGCCCCATAGGCACATTTGGTGCATCCATCGCCCCTTGGGCTGTGCCATTCCCTTGGCATCACGGGACATGGTGAAACCCTGATTAGATGCAACGCTAATCCCGTAGCCTTGAGCCAATGCCTTCTTGGCATCTTCCCAATTTTTGACTAGCGTAATCCCCTTTACGGGATACTTCTTGACAGTAGGTTCAAGATCATCTGGAACACCAGAATTTCCCCATTCCCGGCATAGCTCTTCACTGTATTTTCTGAGATCGTATTTGCCATGAACTCCACGATCAATAGAACCATACTTTAAAGCAAATTCAGCTGCCCATGCGCCAATTGATCCATCGCCTCTACCAAGCCTACCCTTGCCAATTTCAATTCGTGAACCGGCATAACTGACCTCTTGGCAGAGAGGACGGAATTCCTCTTTCTCTCCACGCATGATCTCATTGACCATTGTGCCCTCAATGGCCGAAACTGCTCCAAAGCCAACGCAGCTGCCCACCTTTAGTTGGTTATATGGGGTTGGCTTTTGCCCAGTAACCTTCTCATGGACTTTCCAAAAGTAGCAGGTTTTAGGCAGAACAATATCAGCCTGCCCTGCTGGAGTGTCACCGAATACAGGCATAGGCTGGAGGTCAGCAATCGCTACAACCTCTTCTGGTCGATCTTCCCATCCCGGCTTGTAAAATTGGTCTTCCATGTTATTACCTCAAGGATTCCACAAGGTTAGCCATACGATCCAGCTGAGATGCGATCTTTGCCCTCAATTCTGCGCTCAGAATAACGGAAGGATCAATTGGGACCACAGACCTCAATTCCTCGCTGATCCTCGATCTGAGCGAAGATAATGATGAATCTGGTAGTGTAGCCCTACCGATCTCCTTGGATCGTGCAAAAGCCTGTCCAACAGTTAAGAAGGCTGGATCTTTACAGACCTTGGCTGATTCCCGATAGACTTGAGCTAGTTTGGCTCTGGATTGAACCTTGTTAGGCTCGTCTAGTGCGCCCCAAATAGCCTCCAATGCTTCTGATAAAGGATCAGTTGGAGAAGGAGTAGGATCAGGATCAGGAGGATTTGGGGCTGGAGGCTTAGGAGGGAATGGAGTTGGACCGGGATCACCAATAATGATTTCAATTGATGCTGGATCGCTTGGAATGTCGCCCAGTGCCGTATACCCGTAGACAAGGTATTTACCCGGCAAATTGGCAGTTGCAACCGTTGCCGTCTTGTCCGATAGAAGGTCAGCTGGGAATAGATTCAAGCCGGGTGACGGAGTGAAGTATTTGACTGATTTGCCGTCAATCTGAATAGGCTTGACAACGATGAACGATCCCGGCAAACCTTGCAGTCTTGCTGGAAAAGTCAGCTTTGGTTGCTGATTCGCAATCAGAATTAACAGTCCAAGAGTGGTGGTAATCATGTCTGATAAGCCCTCATATTGCAATCAGTCCCAACATCTGAATTCCGTAGATAGCGCAATTCAAGCCACCATCCACCCAGAGGCCTTGGCCCCCGTCCTTTTTCTGCGTGATACCCATCATCCTCAATCTTATAGGTCGAACTGCGAAGGAATAGCTGTTGCCTTGCACAGACTGTTCCCAAGTTGTTTAAATGATATACTATATTCTCATCTAAATTTCGTCTATGGATATGTCCAGATATGAAAGCATCTGCCATATACATACCTCTAGTTCTAGAGTTATCTATAAGGCCTCTTGTAATTTCTCCACCACCACCTGCTCCGTGGTGAAAAAATAATGTTTTTGATATTCGATTCTTTGGATTTTCAATCATTCCGATCTGCACGAATCCCCAATACTTTCCAAGAAGTACAGAGGATTTATTGCGCCTCAATCCAGATACAAATCGGGCGCATACATCCGTGTCGTGATATTTTTCCCAAGATGTCTCATGATTTCCCTTTGAGACAAGGGCTAGAACATCCCTGTAAGGGGTAAACCAGTCTATTGCGTCATCAATAACTGTGTCAATATAATTGTCTGTTTGGTGTTCTGGTCGAAGTGATTTGGCCGATTTCCGCTTATCAAATTTGCCCTGCATAATATCAAATGTATCGCCAACCAGAATGACAGGAGTTCCCGTTTTTAATGCCTCGTCCAAGTCTCTCTTGAGCAGTTCTCGATTACATTGAGCGGAATCCCAGTGCAGATCAGATAGGAGCATGACACGCCTCCAATCCCTGTCCTTTAATCCTGTAAAGTCTAAGCGATAGGCATGGGGATCAGTTTGTCGAATTGACCAATCCATTTAGACTCTCCAGTAAAGGAAGAGATAGCCGGGGCAACCACTCCATGACGCTGTTCATCTTCTGGAGTGGCGTGAGGCGTGTCAGGAAACAGCAAAAACAACCCCGCCCTGCCCCGGATATTTCAATTGTCTGTTTATGTCATCATGTCAAATTCCAAACACGCCACCGGGAAACACCCGTATCATACAGGGCTATTGCCATGTGATTTGCAGCTAATGCCAAATTCCCACCGTTGTGAGTGAGAAATCTATTTGCTGCGGTACTCGCTGAGTCGTCGCTCTTAATGGAAACGCTATTTGTTCCTACATTCAACAGGTAAACAACTTGGCCGTCCAATGCTGCTGTTACTGATCCACCCGGAATTACCACTTCGTTAGAACGAACATCTTCAGAAACCAATCCTGTCAAATCGGAATTAACTGTGCAGTTCAATTTAACTAATCCAAACACACCAATTTGAAGATTGTTTGTGTTGGTCGAAATATTTACGGTGTAAGACTGAAAAGCAAATGAGCCATAGGTGGTAAATTTCGACCATGACGCAAGACCCGTGTAAGTTATCGAGTAAGGTCTAGTTTTCCATGCGACAGATGGTGTAGCTGTATCTGCTACCGGAATCCAATCACCAACAGCTGGAGTTTTATTAGTAAACCCGGCAGCAGATGCGATTATTTGATTGCAGGTTGATTTGCCAGCAATCCCCGTAGACGGATCTGCCACCGGCAAAACATCGGATGTTATTGGAGTTTTTGCAGTCAACTCGCTGATCTTTTTAGCTGTCATATTAGTCTGCCCACCTCTGCTGGGGTTGAGTTGGATCTTCCGGATTGCGCTCTACCACAAACGGTAAAATCTCAGGGGGCAATTCCAGATCGACTAGCGACCGCACCATCACCCAGTATTGATTGTCAGCTACCAGATTAGGAACTTGCTCACCATTCGAGCCTTCGGTGGTCGTTCCATCTGGATAGTAATGCACACCGATCACGCAAATAGCTAGCGTGAGTGTGGCTTGTGTGGTTTGGAATTCGCCCGTTTCAGGATCACGGGTTGTATAGCCAAGCTGCTCACCGATTAAACCGGCTTGCTGTTGGGAATCGAATTTTAAAAGGATGTCAATCATGGTTCACCTCAAGTAGACTTGGCGATTAGTAATCGGTTTGGAAGGCGGATAGCGTAGTAGCGTAGGCGGGAGATGTGGCCGCTTACTGCAGCACTATTTTCATCAACCAAAATATTTAATTTATTAGCTGTCGGAACAGAACCGGATGTATCTGTTGCAACTACGCCACCAAGAGATGAACCGGCAAAATCATTTGCCTTATATGCAACAGCAGCACGATTTACCGAAGCCACATTTCCAATTGTAAAATCAGCTTGAGTTGTTCCGTTATAAACAAACCACCGCAGATCTGGCGTACCTGACCTGTAAATTTGTATAAAAGATGATACTGTTGAAAGTGCCGTGAATGGTGTGCCACCTGTGGTCTTTATAAAATCCCACTCGGCAACAAATGTTCCTTCTGTCGCATTCCAAAACCCACTAAAATCCGTCCCAGTTATCTCACAAACATCCGCTGACCTTGTCACCGCTGCTGTGGTGGTTGGGATGTATGAGGTGGGGAATGCGCCAAGCTCAAGTTGCTGGCCCCACAGGTAGACAGATTCCGTTCCAGCAGCAGTGAATGTTGCTCCACGCCCTGCTGTCGCCGAGCCAATTAGGTTAATGTATCCGGCAGATGTCGTTCCCGCTGCTGTGTATGTAATTATGCACCTGTACCATCCGTTACCAACATTAACTATTGATGATGTGGCAGACCCACCTGCACCAAGCGTACCCACTACCCCACTGCTAATATTGAAATTGGCAAAACCATTTGCCACACCATTTAGCACAATTTGCACAAAATCGTGTGTATTCTTTTTTACATAAATAGAAAATGTGTAAACAGAACTGTTGACGGTTGTAACGGCTTGGTAAGCGTAAGGGTTTACCGTACCAGCAGAAGCAGTTAGACTTTCGGCTGTTGTGGTTCCATCTGGACTTGCTGCCTGATTTGTTGCAATTGTTCCTTGGTTGATTGAATAAGCAGCATTATTAAACTGCTCACTATACAGATTTAAATTCGTCCTCTGCTCCTCCACCAACAGCCCCTTACTCACCCAGCTAGACCCGTTGTAGACATGATTAAATCGTGGAGCGTTTATTGCTGCTGAAGTCAATACACCAGCCGAATTAAAATAGGTTCCAGTAGATGCCCTGCTAAAACTTGGAGTCGGGCCAACAGTCGGCGTGAGCGATAAATTGCTGCTGAAATTTAGATCTAATTTTAATTGCTGTTCAGGCTTGCATAGGTCTTCTAATTGCTGATTGGTAAGGCGTGAATTGAAATAGCGTAGGCGGGCGATGTGACCGTTAAGTGCTGCACTTATCAAGCTAGAACCACCAATTTCCATCCTGTTTACCGTTGGCAATGTTCCAGATGCGTCAGTCAGTACTGCCGATCCATCGTCGCTAAAAGCAAAATCGTCAACTTTATATGCCATTGCGTCCTTGCTTGTTGCTCCCTGCAACCATGCGCCAGCAGAAGTGTTAATTAAGGCTTGCCAAACATTTCCATTTTTAACCCAAAAACCAACATCCGTGTAGGCATTATTTTGGCTACGAGAGGATTGGTATTGGTTGTTAAAAGTCCCATCGGAAACAAGAAATACAAAATGATTACCTATAACATTGCTAGATGAGTCAGCTTCGTAAACTAAACTCCCCTCACTCGCATTCCAAAATCCACTAAATTCCGTCCCAGTAATCTGACATACATCTGCCGATCTTGTCACCGCTGCTGTGGTGGTGGGGATGTAGGAGGTGGGGAATGCTCCAAGCTCTAATTGTGTTCCCCAGATTAGCACCCCGTCTGTTCCGTTTCCTGCAAATGAAGCATTATTACCTGCGGTGGAACGAGGGAAAATTTCAATATATCCATTTGTTCCCACTGAAGTTACTGAGCAAGAAATTCGCCACCAACCATTGCCAACATTAGTAACTGAATAAGTTCCACTTGCCCCGCCGTTAGATTGACTACCGTTGGTAAGGTTTACACATACACCGCCTAAAGTAGAAGAGCCATTGACATTGCCGACAACAAAAATAAAGTTGTATCCACTTGCTTTCGCATAAACAGAAGCAGTGTATTTTACTCCTGATGATATACTTGCAGCTGCATTGTTATACACTCCGTGAGCTGCGTTCGATGTATTTGGGATATTCTTGTCCGCTGTTGTTGTACCATCTGGTGCTGCGGCAAAATCAGCAGATATTGTAGAGTCAAATTTAATCCATGCCGCATTGTCAAACTGCTGAGAATACAAGTGCAAATTCGTCCTCTGCTCCTCCACCAGCAATCCTTTACTCACCCAGCTAGTGCCGTTGTAGGTGTGGTCGAAGCGGGGAGCGTTTACTGCTGCTGAGGTGAGTACGCCAGACGAATTAGTAACTGTTCCAGTTGATGCCCTGCTGAACGATGGCGTAATCCCGCTGGTGCTGGTTAGCGATAGGCTGGATGCGAATCGAAGATCCAAGGCCGCTGAAATTCCATCGACTGATCCACCAGCATGGGTTAAGGGTAGGGACATTTACGGCATCCTCAGATGTTGTGTAACAACACTTAATTTCTCTACCACTTCTTCCATTTTATCTATTTTAGTATTCATACGATCTAAGCCAGTCTGCACACCTTCAAGTATTTCAGCCTGCTTTTCAATCGTCTTAGCCAAGGACTTGTTAGTTTCTTCCGTTGTATCCAGAAACTTAATATGCCTGTCTTTTAGCGGTAAAATTACATACCAGAACACGGCAACTAGCCCGGCTGAGGCAAGTCCATACTGCTCGACAAATTTGAGCCAGTCCATGCAGTATGATCTCTCAAATTCAATATTGATTATTGATTCAATATAATTGAGAAATATAAGTCATGCAATACTTATATATATTGAAATTTAAGTGAATCGTCCATTGCGACGATAAAATCGCCTGAACTGCTTGTTTTGTCTGTTACAAAATCTATATATTGGATAAGTTCATCTGAATATGAAAAACTGCCTCGCCTCTTGTAAATGACTGCTCCACGGGCAGTGATGGAGGAAGAGGACCAAGTTACAGTATCGAAGAAAATTTCAACATCGTTATTCGTATTATCTACTGTCTGGAGCAGCATGGTAACCTGTTTTCCACCAGCTGTATAACCCGCCCCTGATACCTCATTCGTTATTGAACTCCTTTTAGAATGCGCCCTGTCTGGAGTGTATGCCGATGTAACAAGCATCATGTAGAATACATCTGTTGGTATTTTTATTGTATTATAGCATAAATCATAGCAAAAACTATTGTATACGAAATTAGCCATTGGAATAATCCTCGCAAGTAATACACTGCTTAACTTCATTTAGATTATCTATTTTCCTACATTCTCCATGAATGGCGCAATTGTATTTTGAGCATGATCCACAACCGCCTCGATTTGAATTGGGAATTACTTCTCCAAGGTGGATGCAGTTTAATTTCATCCGTCTCAGCATCTTGATTTGAGACTGATCCTCTGGAATTGACTCTTGTACTACTTCCGCCTGTATTGGCACTTCTAACGGAATAAATCCTTCAGCTGGAGGGGTGTAGCATTCCACTGAAAGCAGTTCAGAATTTGGGAAATTAAGCGAGTACAGATAAACAACAAAGGTTGACCGGGATGCCGTTAATATGTGGGGGCTATTTGCTTGGGCCAATGTTGCAGCAGAACAAATCCACCCAGCCCCGTTGTCATTAGTACAAATGTAAATCGTCCCATTGTTTATTTGCTTAACAACTACTGCTATTCCACAATCAGTTCCCTTGCCAATTTGCAGCTGCTGCCGTGCGCCAACTGCTTCAATTCCACCTGCTATGCCAAGCACCCCATAACTCGTCACAAAAGATGGATCTAGATTGTATGTCGTAGTTCCAGTTGGTGGAGAAGTTGCAGTTAGCGTTATTGTGTCACATTCGCATGGAGTTCCACCAACTCCTCCACAACCAGATGGATTAAAGCCAAGCTGAGTAAATTCCCTGATTGATGTATTGCCGGTTGATTTTATGAATCCACGCATACAGCTGAGCCATTGCGAACCATCCCACATTCCACATACATCTGGAACAGCATTTCCAGTTGCGGATGGATCTCCACAACCAACCCTCATACTCTCAGTGCCAACAACCATTTTGTAAAAGCTAACTGGATCTCCTTTTCCTCCATTTTGATTTACGCTCAATGCCATATAAGTTGGAGATTGAAACGCCCTGCTTCTGTAGAGAGTCGTATCTACGCTTGCCGTCTCAGTCATTGTTTCGCTAAATGCTGCATACAATGACCAAGTAGCACCACCAGTTGCTGGAACTAAGACATATACATTTACGGATACACTAATTTGCGTGTAATTAAGCGCATTCAATTCCGCTTCAAATTTGTATTGATTGGCGCATGATCCAGATGCAATTCCCCCAAAGTATCCAGTAGCCACCCATTTATTTGGATTAGGCTCAGCATTCATACCCGGATTAGGACATTGCCATTGCGCTCCCTTTGCTGCTGATCCAAGCCAAAAACTTGGGCTGGGAGTTGTAGCCGGAGGACAAATTGGGCCATAGAAATTAATTGAAATTTGCCCACCAAATTGCGGAAATCCAATATTGCATAATGAGCAGTCGATATTGACTGGAATTGTTGATGGCAATTCGCCACACACATTAGTGGCAACAGTAATATTTGTTGTTGCCGTAACTGTTGCCGATGCTGGATTTACTTCAATGGTTGGCATTTTATGGAGTCACATAAATTTGTAGGTTGGATATTCCAAACTTTATTACTTCGCTTCCGCCTCCATAGTGGTTGAATGTTACATCAAATTTCCATTCCGTTGTCGTCTGACCACAACTCAAATATATGTATGGGGCACAAATGTTGTATGTCGATGTTGGCTTATTGTAGAACCAATAGCGCACTGAATTCAGGAGTGGAGATCTTATTTCAGTTGCTCCGCCCCCACCACCAACTGGCGCACTAACCATGAAAAGATGACAGTCCAGTGACATGAATTGGTTTTCAGGAGTCACCTTTATTGGCGGAATAGGCTGAGGATCAATGTAATAGTCTTCTGGCAAGTTTGGCTTAGTTGGAACTCGATTGTATGCGAATCCAAACTCAAATATCATCGTGTAGCCAATGTGCTGGCCAATAAGCTGGCCAATTTCGTTATAGACATTTAGAGGAGAACAGAACGGAATGAAATATTGATTGTAGTTGTCCGTAAATACTGGATACTGGTCAGTCTCTTCATAGTAATCAATTGCCTTGAATGGCTCAGAAAGTCCTTTATTTGTCCAAAATAATCCGGCTGGGTGCATGAATCGCAACCAGTCTGCTTCGCCATTTATTGGAGCGTTTGAGTCAGTAAAATAATGCGAGTATCGGCCAACATAGTTGGCGTTATTAGGAGATGCTCCTCGTAGTCTCCGTCTGACCTCTGTAACCATATGCCCTTGGTATACAGCTGGCCCCGAAGTCTTTTTGTTGTATGGATCGGAAACGCCTAGTACCTTCCTTGATCTCCAAGGGGCAAGGTCTGCTATTTGATAGTAAAAATCGAGAGTTAAATTATCAGATGTTCGCCCATATACTGGCGCACGATTAATATTGCTTGGAATCTTTGGCTGAGGTAGGAATTGAGTCCCAAGATTCGCTGTATATGGACTTGCCATGCAGCCAAATGCCCCAGCCTCTGGATCAGTGGGTTGACCAATTGCTGGTGAGTGCATCAGCGTATGGATGCAAAACTCTTTAAATGGCATACATAAGCGAGTTGGCGTTACTACGCAATTTCCAGAAAGCTGATAAACTGGTCCGTGAGTGGCCATGCGTCACCCACTAAAAGTTACAGTTACCGGGCAATCACAAAAGCCATCGCTGATTATACCTGTGAATGTCATCGTCACAATTCCGGTTGTCGGATCTTGACTGCATGAACCTGTAGGGGTTCCGGTTACATTGTCTAATGACCAGTTGGGAAAAAGTTCAGCTTGGTTGATTGAGCAACTTAACGGGGGTCCGCCAACTGTCCAAGCGAAGAGAATGCCAAATGATCCAGTTGAATAGCCCCACGCAAAATCACATGGGCCAGTTCTCGTAAGTGTTCCAGTGATAACCGTTGTTGGCCATCCTGTATTACATGAGGTATTTGGTGGAATTGGCGTTGACGGTCCAGCAGAAAAAGACATGGTTGAAGGTAATGCTCTTAGCCCCCAGCATGGAAAATATGCAGGATTATAAGTTAGGCCGGGAGCCAGTGTCTTACAGTCAAGCGTTGCCATTAATCATAACTCACAATTAAATATCCACCTGTACATTGAACTGATGTCACATATCCAGTTCCACCCGCCCCACCACCCCTTGGCTGAAATTCGTATACAGTTTTCCCATCAGTATCAATGGCTTTAATTCGCATTAGAACAAGATCATCAACTGTTGCCTGACCACCACCAATCATGTAGGCAAGATTGTCGCTATCGGTCAATGTTCCTGTATCTGCTGACTCAACTGGTGCGTCTTCATAACCAATTGCATTTTTGCAAACACTCTGTTCAATCCATCCATGAGGATAGCCAATACAGGTTCCGCTTCCAGTCTGACTTGCACCAACCTCTGTAATTCGTGCGACGAACCATTCAGGTGTTACAACCTGATTTTTCCCGCCAATATTTCTTACATCTTGCATTGGCATTTTATATCACCTGAAAAAGTCTCTCCATTGGATAAGACTCGTAGACTGGTCTGCTATTGAAATCACCTTCCACATAATAATATTTCAATTCTCCTGCACGGGGAAGAAGGTTGTGCCCATATGTTTTTTTGAACCCAGTGCTTGCCGGGATCTTCGTACTCAAGTCTTTCTCTGGTTGCATAAGGCAATTGAATACGAATGTAATATCGCACAACTTCTGAGCAACTGGGCCAGTATTCACTGGGTCTGGCTTAATCATCTGTTCAGGAGGTGGATAACGCTTCACTTCTGTCCCCTCCAGTAGGAGAGAACCGGCAGGGAAACCATAGAAACTATATTGATTGACTTTTCCAAATCCTGAAGTTACATTTTCGGCAAATATGACTTCGTATGGAACAAAGAACCAAGTAAATTTTATCTTCCGCTTAACTACTAGCAGATTAATTCCACCACCATTTTGGTTTGTAACTGAGCTACCACCATTAGGAGGCGGACCACCGGGAGGAGTATTGTCCGAAGTCTTGAATCGGAATTGACCTTGAGGACTTGAAAGAAATTCAGCAGCAGGTTCGCATTCAACATCTACGAATCGCAAGTATTCTTTTGGATCAGTAAAATTAACGAAGTCTTCGGCAAGATTGTAGTACCATTTCTTTTGTTCTTGTTTTCCCTTCAAATCTGTATCGTTTATCATCAGGTAAGGACGAGGTTCAAACTGAACAGATACCTTGTATTGTTCGTAAGTAACGAAGTCATAAATATAATTTAGACTTGGATCTTTTTGGTATGTCTCGCCAAGCTCTCTGCCAATTGGGCGAATACCTTCAATGTTGTTTATTTTTGAAGCAAATAGCCAATCATAATATGGATGTGCTGCTGGTAATTTACGGATGAGCCTACCAGTACCATCGCCAGCTTTAAAGACGCTTCCAAGAATATCCTCAATTACATAGCCAACTTTTTTACGCTCGATAATAAAATCCATTGTCGCTGAGCCACCATCCGTTTGGAATGTGGCTTTTGATGGAGAAGTCCTATCAAGGAGTTCATATAACTCTTTGGATGATGCTGCAATTGCCATTATCCACGGACTCCAGCTTGCCTTCTATTTCCAACATCTTGCCTTAATCCAAGGCCAATAAGTTTGTCAATTCCATCAGCTGCCCGCTTTTGCTGTTCCAGTTGCTGATTAGCTACGCTTGCTTTGCTTGAACCAAATGCAGCTTGCATCATGCTCTTACCAAGGTCAGATATTCCTGCGTAACTTGCTTGCTTTGCTGCCATCCCAGCCCCGCCACCTTTTACAGCTGGAGCAACTTTTTGGCTAATATCTGAAAAAGCATCTGAAAATGATTTTGATCCTTGATCGCTATACTTTTTCATATTAGCGAATGCTTCTTCTGCGCTTTTGTCCAATGATTTTGCACTACTTTTGCTAACCCAGCTGGTTAGCCATGCAGCTGCTTTATCAAATGCGCCAATTAAACCGTACACTCCTGCAATAGCATAATTAAAAACTCCAATAAGCATATTTAATATTGCTGCAATTCCTCTAAAACCAGCAATAACCAATGGCATTATCATTGCTGCGAGTGGTTGCATTACGGCAGTTAAATTATCAATTACTGGGCCCATTTCCGCTAAAGCATAAGCCATCATCTGAACATATGGAACAGCTTCATCTATTATCGCTAAAGCAAGTTTTTCTACAGATGGCATAAGGAATTCCATTACTGGTTTTAGCTGATCTGCCATCATGCTAAAAATCGTAACTGCTGCCGAAATTATTGGAGTTAATGCCACTCCTATTACTGCTTGTAAGTTGGAAAATGCTAATTCAAGTTGCTGCATCAATGCTGGATCAAGTGCCCTAACAAACGGTGAGACTGACTTTACTAAACGCATGAACATACCGGGCAATGAAATTAAAGTATTTGCAAGACTATATAGTCCAGATCCCACCTTTCCAATAAGTCCAACTAATCCACCTAGCGCACTTTTTAATGCTGGAACAACCATCATCATTAGTGATTGAAATATTGAATCATCTGCTTGACCTTCTCGATCTCCTCCGCCTCCTCCACTTTTATCACCGATACTTCTGGTAGCAGAATCAAGTGCGCTTGTTGCTTCTGAAAAAGAACCTTGGACAACTTGAACAAATTCAGTTATGTCTCTACTAGCATCTTCCCATTGGGAATTAAGACTGCCATATTCAATTATTCCTCTCCCAGTTGAATCAACTATTTTCCCATATTTTGCAAGTTCATTCCCAAATCCTTCAATCTGTGGAACACCTTTAGATGCTTCTTGAGCAAAAGAATTTAAATTATCTTCCCATTGAGAAAAAAGACTACCGAATTCAATTATGCTGTTGCTTACTATGTCTATGCTCGTTCCCATAGACTCAATTTTTGCTGAAACTGCTACAATTGCTGTTTCAATTTTTGAAAAAGAATCTGATGCTGAATTTGATGATTGCTCAAAATTGCTTGCAGCATCATCTTGCTTTTTATTCTTTTTACCGCCACCACCAGCAGCAGTTGTACCACCACCTGAAGCAGCTGCCGGATTGACAACTTTGATGTTTTTAATTGCTGTTATTAAAGCTGAAAACTTTAATTCAATGCTTGAAGCAATTGTAGAGATTTTTTCTAAAAATCCTACCATCAATTCTAGATTACTAGCTGGAGTTTGCATTTGCTTTGTCCCACTCCGCCTGTAGTTCTTCTATGGACTTTCCAAAGAAGAGGCCTAACGAAATAAACTGCTGGTAAGCATTGTCTACATTATTATCCCAGCTTGGATTTATCTTCTTTGGAACACCAGTCTTCTTGTCACGCTCCCGGTAGTAAATCAGCGATACTTGTCGCATGGTTAGTTTTGCTACCTGATCCATTGTCAGGCAATATGGCTCATCAATTAAACCAGCGACAAGCTGGGGCCAATTTGGCCTTACTGGCCCTCCCCCTTCTTCCCCTTTCCCGATGCCACCGGGAATGACCTTTCAATTACCATTTCCATGATTTCGCCAATATCATTATTCTCAGCAATAATAATGCTAGCATCATTGGGAGATACCCCGATTAGGATTGCCATTAAATTGGAAATTCCCCAAAGAGTTCTTAATGCGTCAGATGCAGTTGGGCCACCGAAAATATAGTGACCATCTTTAATTGATTCGATTGTCTTGGATATTTCTGCTGAATATTCATCCTTGTCAAGAACATCCTTCAGAGTTCTTACTTTCTCAATTGCCCGCTTCTCTAATGCCCGCTCAAATTCTGACTGCTTTTCAAGCGTCATTAACGAGATCTTGTATTTATTTCCCTTGGAGCAAGTCCATTCAATTGATCCGCCAGACTGTCCAAGAGAGTCAGAAAGCGTATTGATTCCCATGATTAAACCTTCGCTGGGTGGGTTACATAATCAATGTCAGTAGTCAGAGCATTGAACTCTATATCATATTCCAAAGCACCAGTCACTGACATATCAAATTTTGAACTAATTACAACAACGCTGTCTGCTTTAAATAGGTTCTTTTTCAATCCAGCTAAATTACTATATTTTATTTCAATTTTTCCACGCTCGTTTATGATTGGGATTCTTGCCCCATCATTAACGCTTACACTGTTGTCATAAAATACAAATCCGTGAATGGTAATTACTGTTTCACGAAGTCCGCCATTAAGCATTTGCATTGGAATGCCATAGTTCTTCCAGTCTGGAACAGCTGCAAGATCATCTATGACATTATTATCACGAAGTGGTTTTATGCTTGTAATATTAATGGACTCGTCCTTAATCTCAATGCCCCATTCATCGGCAAAGAGTTTAAGGACGGTTCCCGGTCGAGTCTCAGAAGTGAAGACAACACCAGAACCCTTACCAAGATAGAAGGGCATGGTTTGCTCCTATTTATTAAGCAATAACTAATGGAGAATTCTGCGCTTCAACTGGGAGTGTGGTTGCGGAATCCATATTGCTCAATGTTCCACTAAACTCAAAAGTTGCCTTTTCCTTTACATTGTTCCCAATTGTCAAGCTAGTAAGGACTGCTTTGACAGTTATGCCAATTGAGCCGGTTTTAATAAAACCACACTCAACCTCTATGATTGTTCCTGATGTAGCTGCTGTAGAAAAGCTGGTCAAGACTGCTGCACCAGCAACGCTATCCATGACTCCCGATCCAGAAACAGTGCCACCACGAATACCACCAAGAATTGATTTCATCCCAAACGATTCAAAATTAGTAAATTCTACTTCTTCAGTTTCAAGTTCTAAGCTCCATTCCTCTAATGGCTGAGCAACAGTAGCGATTTTAAGGAACCCTGTCTTGCCAGCGTAATAAGCCATATTACTGACCTCCTAAAAATGCAATTTTATAAGTAGCACCAGCGGAACTAGAAAGAGTCAGTGTTTTGTCGGTTCCACTAACTGCTTGGAAAGTGGGAGTCGTAAATATAAAACCTGCCCCAGCTGGAATGCTAATAGTTGGGCTTGTTCCGCCAAGGAACCACTCTAGACCGTTTGTTGCGCCGGGAGCATATACAACTGTTCCAGCAGAAGAAGTAATGGCTACGGCGAAAATTCGAGCCAATGCGATTGAATTACCAAGGAGATCGGTTAGGCCCGTACTCATGTCGTAGGTATATGATCCAGCAGCTGCCAAGGTTCGCTGCTCTGCGAATACGATATTTACTGGATTAGTTCCAGTTAGATTTGGGGACACTGATAGCGATACAGCATCTGGACCTTGACTTACAGAATCAAATCCAGTAACCGCTTTTTGCTGGTCCCAAGATAAACTCAGTGATGTCGAAGCAGAGTTCAGTGCCATTAGCTAACTCGCTCCTCAATACTTTTATATCTAATAATTAAACCAGATATATCATAATTGCCTGCATCGCCGGATACAACATCAAAAGGTGCGGTTGTTTCAATAATTGCATCAATTACTGTGTTTGCACCGGGAAGATTTGGCTGGTAGAGACTATTTCTAATAGATTGGCGTAATTTTAAGAACGATTCAACATCTGCTTCGTATATACGATTACCGGGCCGTATCATGGTTATTTGAATTTCGTAGATATATTCGACTACCCGCTCAAATGCTTCTATCCCAACCTTTTCCTTACCCGGAGTGACAAGGATAAGCGGGATCGTGTCCTCTTGGAGCAGTACAGGTTTCTTCCTGATTTTTACAGTTGGTATGGCTGGAATCGCCTCAAGACGCTGCTTGGTGTATATCAATGTTTCCCAGAATACTGAACTAGCCATTAATTTATGCCTTCAGCAGCTTGAGAGGTAGCCTTCACGCTCCACCTAGAGCGAAGAACACCATCATCAATTAAATCGACATTATACTTTTTACCATTTTTATCAATAATAGTTGCATTTAATCTTGGTGTAAACTCGGATGATCCAAGATCTATGTTTGTATATACATCATCACCTACAACATCGTTACCATTCCCATCCACCATATAAGCCGTCTGAACTGAGTTTTTCCAAATTAAGAATTCTATCCCCGTAGCGTAATATGTTGTGCCAGAGGCTAATTCTGTAGCTATTACAGCTGGCCTTCTAGTTACATCTGTAATTGTGATTACAATATCGCCCTGATTCTGGAAAGTAATTGTTTCCTTGTTGTCAAATATTACATAATCGTCAGCTATGTTAAGCATTAGAAACTACTCCCATCATACCTAACCTCAATTAAGTAATTATTCTTGGAGTAAATTGGAGAGAGTGCCCTTGTCGTATCTGGGATGCTTTTCCTTCCCCAATCAACAAGTACTTGCGAATATTCAGCTGGATTCCCTGTTGGTCCTCTCATTGATTTATAGCCAATATCATATATAAGTTCGTTGGATCGTTCTTTAAAGCTAATGCTTTTAGCGAGAAATCCAGTTCGTGTACTAGGGTATTGTCCACGCTTTGATGCTGGTGGAAAAGTCCTATTGGTTAATAATTCCTTGTGTTTATCAACAATGTATCTAGCAGTTTCTTTTAGCTCAAATCGGGCCAACTTTTTGTCAATTGGAACATCTTCAACAATTGTTTCTTCTGATGTATTAGAAGAATATTCGTACGGCAATTCATCTGGGTTATACGGTCTTCCGCTAAGAAAGTTCACTACTGAATTGAAAAATTTAACCGTTGACCAGACTATTGTTCTAGCCAAATCGGTTATTGCTGTTCGCTTTTCTTCGACTTTTTGGCGTTTAGAAATAACCTGTTGCGTAGGTTCTTCCTTGTATCGTATTGATAATACAGGGAAAAATGCCATTTTATTAGTCCGTTACAGTGTATGTTAGATGTCCGCCAACTGCGATTGCAGCAGAAAGATTCATAGTAAGTGCTTCGCCTTGATTGGTTTCAAATTGACCAATTAGACCAGCTGGAACTGACTGTCCAGCAGAAGGAGCAGCACCACCATTTGCAGCTAGTGCCATTGGGCCACTAATTGCCGTTGAGGCCGATTGCCAAGTAACAGTCACATCGCCAGCAGCAATGAAAACATAGGAAAGGACACGAATTCTTTTGTTCGCAACTGCTGCAACAACTGTATTTAATCCAGATGCGGAAGCATTAACAACTGCGTATTTCATCTTGATTTCATCCTTGTCATTCGTTGATAAGGACCACCAATAAGCTGCTTGGTCTTTATCAATGATGCCAGTTTGGTTGTCAATGTATCGAGATAGTCCCCCCAAGCCACGGTCTGACCATCGACCGTGTAATTGGGCTTGGGACTAGCAGTTATTTCCTTGATCGCTGAAGAGATGTTTGCGATTGCCTGATCTAGATCAGTTTCCGCTGACATCTTTCATCTCCAATGCGATTGGTTGTCTACTTTCGTGCAGATGGTAACGAATTCGATATTCGTTCTTGGCCTGTTCTCTGCCATAAGCCTTGATGAAGGCACGGGGTAAATCGCCATAAGCAACTTCCCATGCCTTCATCATTGGCGTAGCAACAACAGGCTTATCAGATGTGGTGGGTTTCATCTGTATGCCTCAGTTATTAAGCGTTGTTGTTCTTGACGATGTGCCAAGGACTCCAGACGCTTGGGATACCTCGCTCTTCAGCGAAGTAGGATGCTACGATGCCCCGATCCAGCATTTCGTACTGGCTTGGGCTTGCTTGGGTTACAGTCAGCGGGAAGTTCTGCATATAGCGGTATGGTTTACCAGCTTGCATCATGAACCACAAGCCATCAGTGTTAGCCTGATTCAAGTTCAGACCATCCGATGCCAAGCATCGCTGCTCAACAAGCGGACTGGTAACAACATTGAACTGGCCACTGTAAGGATTGCCCGGAGTGCTGGCAATGTTCAATTCAGAAGCAGTAGCCTGAGTTGAACCCGGAGTGGTACGGCGATCAGTGGAGGATGCTCCAATGATTAGATTGACGGTTGCCATCTTCGCTGGATTGACCAAAATGGTATCCGGCGTAATGAGCAAACGCTTTGCCGTATGAGGATCTTCTTGGCGAGTGAACAGCAGATAAGCAGACTGGAGCGAAGTCCAATCCACCAGCTGGTTCGTATGGGCATTCAGATAGCCAAGTGTTCGGCTCGTCTGGAAAGTATTGTAAGCAGTACCGTTGTACTTGAATGAGTTGTTGATACCAAGGAAGGTATCAATTACTTCAAGTTCCTTACGGTATGCCAACTCAGTGCCGATACTAGATGCCTGCTGGAGAATTGCACCAGTCAGATCAAAGAAAACCGTTTCCTTGAGAACATCAAGTGCCAAGGCATTTTCACGGGTTTCTGGAGTCTCGATCCAACGCTCCCCGAATTGGGCACGAGGATGAGTTTCACCGGGAGCCCGCCTACGCCCACGATCACCAATGTTCTGAAGACCGATAATCTTCTGACCATTGAGTTTTGTGGACTCAACAGGCATCAGACGATCAGCAATCAGAGCAGGATTCTGGAATGCTTCCAAAATCTTTACTTCAACCAGTCCACCAACGATGGAGGTGAAAGTATTGATGTTCAGAAAGGCTGAAGGATCAAGGCCAAAACCAGTGGCCTCAACCAGTGCCCGTTGCTCATTGGGGAAACCAGTTTCCACCAGCGAGCGAGCTACGGTGTACTGATTCATTGTGCCAGATTCAGGATTAAAGATCTGCCTCCAGCTTGGCCCAACAATGGATTCAGCAAGCTCTTGCAGGCTGAACTGCTCTGGACGGACGCTACGGTCCTTCAAGATGCGGTTGCCAGCAAAGTCCTTGTTGTCGTTCCCTTCTTTGTCGCAAAGACCAAGGCCTTGGCGCATTTCGGTTAGGAAACGCCATCGACCGTTGGTTTCTTTGGTTCGGGACTCGTACAGATTTCTAAGTTTCATCGTGTTCATGGATCAGTACCTTTCTTATTGTGTTGTGGATCAGGCTGAGGTGATGGTGTTGTAATCAGCGAAGTTGTAAGGCGACCATCGCCCAATCAACCGCACTCGCACCGATGTGGTATTCGATGCATAACGCTCAACTACATAACCAAGTGCCTCACCAGAATCGGTGGTCTTTACGAGTGTTTGCGCTGCAACATTCCCAGCACCAGCAGTTGCTGCAACCGAAGCTGCAACTAGATCACCGGGCTCAAAAGTGGTAGCTGCACAAGTTGCTTCATACAAAGCATCAGGGGCAAAGGTGATTGATTCACCATTGAAGGCTGGATAGCCCGCACTGGTATCAGCTGCCAATTTACCTTGAAGTGCTACTCCAGCGAAAACTGCACGAATTGCAGCTTGATCGGTATTAACCGTCCCAGTTGCTACATAAGCATCGAAGGGCTTCAGCACTTTGTTGGTGCTGTCCCAGTAAAGCAGATCTCCCACACTGATGGCAGTTGACGCTGCGCTAGCGAGGCTCATCACCGTATCGCTTGCTGGTTTATAGAGTTTTCCACCGCCAAAAGTCGTACTCATCGTCGTACCCCCTTTTTAGTTTTGCAACCAACGGAACAAAGAATCACCTTCAGGAATACCACTACCCTTACTCTCTTGAAGTGGGGCATTGATTGGTGGGCATTTGGGCTTTGCAGCTTTTTCAGAAGCAGCAATTCGCTTGATCTGACGCTCCAGAGAAGAAGCCGAAAGACTCGAAAGGTCTTCTACGAGAGAATCTTCAAACTTAATTCCAGCTTGCTCACACAAGTTGCGAATGTTGTCCTTAGCTCTCAAGTATTTCAATTCTTCTTTAGGATCTTTAGATTCTTTTACAGGCTTCATGCGCTCCTTCTTATCTGCATATTTATCTTCGCCACCATCTTCTTCTTCGCCTTCTTTGCAACTACCCTCTTCAGCCTCCATGCTGCCTTGGCAATCGCAACCGCACTTAGCACACTTCTTAGTGTCCTTCGCCTCTTCGGTATCATCCGATCCTGAATCAGCTGGCATATCGCCCTTCTGATCCTTATTTGAATCATCAATACGATCCATAGCCTCAGTTGCATCCATTTCTTCGTCCCCCATTTCATCCATAAGGAAATCAAGAACAGCATCAGCTTTACGATCATCAGCCATATCATCACGGGTAATGATCTGCATAATCCGGTGGTGTAAGTCTTTTCTACCCGCCTCTTTTTCATTAGCTACTGGATTAGTCTCGTCTTCACTCTCTTTAATAGTTCCAGTAGGCTTGTTTGCGCTTTTACTCTTAGATTTCACGAATCCCCTCCTCGCTTTAGGAGAGCGTTTTTTACTCGTTCGATAAACTCCAGAGTACGCTGCTTCTTCTGTTTTCTGCTTTGCTGTCGCTGATTCCGTGAGCGATTGTGTCGTTGCCGGGTCTGCGACGAGATCGACATGGCGCACTTCCGTTATCCTTGAGACAACGAATATACCCTGTTTATCTACAGATCCTTCGCCCTGAGCATTATGACTCATTCCAAATACATCATTTAGTTCTTTGCGCTCAGCAGCTTCGCATACGCTCTCAGCCATCTCATGGCTTTTGAGGTAGAGGAGATCACCGAAAAGACCATCGCCTTCGACGAATCTTACATTGATAAACTTTCCAAAGCGGTCGTATGTTGAACGCTGCTGGGTTGGGCCTTTTTCTGGATGGTCAATATTGACCTTTTTTCCTTCGTACAAGGAAATTGCAGCTTTGCAGGCTTCAGGCGTATACCGCCTACCATTCTGGGATGTGAACCCAAGAATCTTGATGCCTTTGATGATCCCGGCTTCACGATCAACCGTCAAAGCCTCTTTCCCACTTGACCATTGGCTAAGTGGAATAATAGAGTTGAGGTCTTCTAGAAGCGAAAGATTAGTTGGCATATTGGATATATTGATAGCAATATAAAATTGTGTCAAGGCTTGAATATGATATTTTTTGCTTTTTTAATTCTTCCTGCCCTTTTTTGCGGAGATTCTGATTTTATTTCATCTAAATCTAGTAACATTCCAGAATCTGGGTCTAGCAGATGCCACCACTGGAGCGTTTCGCCCTTCTTTAAACGCTTTGAAGCCATCTGATGCCGTTTAATCCCGATTGCCAATACCTGCTTATCTTTTGTACTTGACCCAAACCATTGGCTAAAAGTTTTGGCATCTGGAATAATTCTGCCCTTGAAATCATAAAATTTGGTTGGTTCCATATTCAAGATTGGCGTTAGCCAGCACCTGCAATTGAATGCAGTTGATCCATCCGCCTCAAGCGGAGGATTTGGCATCTGGTCAAAACCAAGGTTGTCATAGCGAGGATTCTTGTAATAAACCGTTTTATCTCGTTCACGATGTGCTGGTCTTGTTCTACTGTCCAGAATGGCATGGATTTGGAAACCCACCAATTCCTTGGGCAATGCCGAATATGTATTTCGTGCAACTTGGCCCATCATTGAACTAATTGCCGTCCGGGCAATCATATAGGCATTATTCCGCATAGTTTGAAAATATTGGGTAACCATTGAAGACCGGATTAACGGATCTTTTTGGATTGCCACCAGTTGCGCTACAGCAGTTGGATTCATCCGGGTACGAGACATTTTTTGCATAATTCGCTGAGGAATATTTCTGTTGCGAATTATTTCAAGAATTAAATTCTTTGGAATGCCGGGAAAAATATCACGGGCAATTGTGCGCTTTGACTCCTGTAAATCGTTTCCTACAAGTAGGTCTGCCATAATTGCATTGAGTCGTCTTGAGTGATCCTCAAGTATTTTTGGGCACAATCTGTTTACCAGACTGTTCATTTCCAAATAAATACATTCCAAATTAAAATGGATTGAAGTGTAGTCGTTGAGATCCTTGGCATTTGTTGCCAATTTTTGCCGTTGAGATATTAGTCCAAGCAATTTCCTTGAAACAATATCTGCATCATGTAGTGCTTCTATCTGCTCAATTCCAACCTTTGCAGCTAAGAGTTCGTTAAATCGCCTAGTTGCTGCTTCCATCGAATTATCCTCTTTGGTGGAGGCATAGTTTCCCGGTTTTCGTTATGTCTTGCCGGAAAAGCGAAAAAGTTTTGAAGAGTGTACTCTACCAAATTTGGGTCTGGTTCAGCTGCCAATATTTTGCAATGGTGGCTGGATAGGGCAATTCGTGTAATTAGTCCAGTGTTTGAACATGGGATAATTAGAAATGGAACAGTTTTTTCTTGTGCTGATGCGTGTCTCTTAGTTTTGGCAATAAGTTTTTCTAATGCAAATCTATGAACTCTTGCACCATTGACCGGAGGAGGGAATGCTTCGACATTCGCTGTTAGATGCCTTCCCCTATCCCTGTCAGTTTCCTCATTGAAATGATTCTTCATATGGGAAATAGGTTCAGATTTATTCTTATGGTGAAATGTTGTTATTTGCGAAAAATCACCATTGGAAAATGTATATAGCCCCTTGACACTGTTACTGTCCAGCAGAGAGGCGAGAAGAGCCGGATCGTTATTTGTAAATGTCCAACCTTCGTCTAATTCAATTAGGTTGGATAGAAAATCAAATGCACCATATTCCGCAGTTGTCGCCCTTGGAGCGTTTAACATAACTTTGTAGTATGTTCGGGACTTTGCGCCAAAATTCGCCATCTCAATAAACATATCTGTGAAAATCTTGTCCTTATAACTACCGCAGTAGATGTAAGATCCATCCCTAATTTTCCACAGTTCTCCCGGCTTAACTCCAAGTAGTTCTTCGCCACTCTTTATCCGCTCTCTCCTTGCCTTATCTTCCTTTTGCTCCTTTTCCTTTAATTCGTTTTCCTCCTCCTCTTTTTTCCTTTGTTTCTCTTCGTCTTCCTCAAAAATATTTCCTGATGAACTCATTTCACCGAATACATCACCAATATCGCTAGTGAATGAATCCATCAGATCATTTAAAATCTTCTCGTCAATTCTTGCCATTGATCCGATGGCATCATACGAGGCGAGAATCTTGTTACCCTCAGCCTCATTCACATCAAGAATTAAGACTGGAATTTCGGCATCACCACACTCAGCTGCCCGCATATGCCCATCAATCAGGATTAACTTGCCATCCTGTTCACGGCACAATAACGCTCCAGCAAAACCAATCTCTTTTAGAGTCTTGCGTAATGCCTTGCGCTGCTTCTCTGGATGGACCCTATGGTTTAGCGGATTAGCCAGTAGATCACTGGCTTTTATGCGCCTAAACTCTTTGATCCTATCTTTGAAATCCATATCAAAAATCCTTTAGTGAATTCCTACATCTCTCGCATTCAGCTATGTGGGTTTTTAATCCACTCTCTAAATACTGCTTCTTCTCAATGGCTTGTGAGTTATTCGGTTGATGCTTAACAATTTCATTCACTGTCCCTAACTGTAGCATAAAAGTTACAGTTAGGGCGCATAGATCAAGCGGATCATGCTCAGCATTGACAAGTAGCGTCATTTCTTTTTGTCCGCCGAATCCATTTGATTGGCTACTTTGTTAGCCCAAGACTTGCCAGAATCTCCACCCCACAATAGCCATGCGATATAGCCAGCAGAATCAACTCCCCATCCTTCGCCCTTCTTGTCCACTTCGTGACGGGCAAAGTAACTTACCATGCGCTTGATGGTCGATGGAGAGAGTTCTGCACCATTCATCAAATCCCTTGCACGGGCCACCCCTATGGCAGTTCCGCCCCTATTGTATTTCTTCCTTAGCTCAAGTCCACGCTTAGCAGCTTTACGAACAGAATCAGGAGGCGTGAAAGTTATGTGGCCATATTTACCATCGCCACTAGATTCTTGGACAGGCGCAACTGTTAATGGATCTTCAGGCTCTTGAGCCATTGGATCTTGACCCGTTGGATCTGACCGTCCAGAGGAGTGAGGAGGCAACTCCTGTGTCCCGTGCAATGATTCAGGGAAAATAGCATTGACCTGATCTTGAGGCATTAGCGGGAATGCAGCAGATGCAATTGATCTGCCAACTTCAACTGGAATCTGCCCAGTTGCTACCCTCATGACGATGCCAACCAGATTCTCAATTTGTAATCCATTTAGCGCAGAATCAGACACTTGAGACGAATCCTCTTGACCGGGTGCAATTTCAGATGCCATCTTCTCAGCTTGCTGCTCAATATTGCGCTGCTCTGCGTCAAAATTAAGGCCAAGCTCTTGGGTGACGGTCTGTGCAGATTTAATCCCCATAGTCATATAAGTCTGGTTGGCTTGAGAATCGGCAATCTTGTCACGGGCCTCCACTGCTGGAGGAGTTACCATAACATCAATTACATCCAAGATGTTAATTGGCAATTGGCCCATTTCAGCAGCAGTACGAATTGCTTCACGGGCAATCCGCAAAAAGTATCGTCGATAAAAAGTCTGCATCCTAACGCAGTTGCGAAGGAATGGGGATTCAGCCGTCAAACTGGAAGCATAGTTGGCCCCAGCCACATTGGCAGAAGACAACCACTCTGGCGCATTGTGTCGATTGCCAGCTGAGCGAAGTAGCGATTGGAAGATCTCTAGATGATCTCTTGCACTATCTGCTCCGGGTGGTTTCACATAATTCATCCCCTTTGGAATGTCAAGGAATGTACCCGGCTCAATACGCTGATAATCCGTCTGCCTTCCACTTGGCACATTGTTTACAGAATAGTCAACCATGTCATCAACAAACGATTCCACTTGAGCAGCAGACGCTGCATCATGTTGACGCACGGCAGCAATGGCCGATTGAACTGATGCCCCTTCTCCCAAATTCTTGCGTAGTTTAGCCGAAGTAGAAAATGTATCTAGCGTATCGTAACTGAAATCGGACAATCCTCTCTTAATTGCCTTTGGAACATTGCACTTGATGTGGATAATCCTATCGGCTTGGACCATTTCCCCATTTACATTTCCAGCAGTAGCGTCTCGCTCCTCTTCGCCCTTTGGAGCGTTATAGTCGATGTAATAGCTTATTATGTTGAATACATCATCTGGATCAGTTTCGATTCCATATGACCAATGGGCAAAGTCTTCGCCGGGTGGCTGATAAACTTGTTCCGGTTCAATTGTGCGAACCAATAACCGTCCAGAAGGTTGAGGGAAAAGACGGAGGAAGCATTCGCCATCTGTGCGAGAACGCTTGAATATCTCATCCTCCATCAGATCCCATTCATTCTCATTCAGGAATCTGTCGAGTACATCTTGGCATCGACGCACTGTGGATTCGTCAATTTCAATTGTACCCTTGGGGGCAACACGATAATTGAATCCGCTACCAATGACATAGCTGCATAATCCATTAAGGAGTCCAATTGCATTTGGATTCGTAGTGGTAACCAATCGGGCTTGAGCCCTAATAATGGATAGCTGTTGTTCTGAATACCAGAATGGGAAATTTGACCCGTAACGCCTATCTTGTGGATTCGAGATTGGATAAGCGAACACGCCTCCATCACGGAAACGGTCAAGAAGATCGACATAATTACCAAGCCAAAAATCATTCGTGAGTACATTTTCACGCAAGTTCCTCTTGACACGCTTCCCATGCTCCTCTGACGGTTTTGGCGGAAGAAGGAAATTGATTATTTTTTGCCAAGTATTCATGCGATTATCCTTCTTGCCAAGGGAGCCCGCTTGCCATTCCAGATGGAAATCATAGTCCGTAATGCCATTTCCAAGGCATCAGGACCATCATCATGCTTCCCAAGCGGGAACTCACGCAGCTGTGCAATAAGGAGGCGAGTGCCTTCACTACGCTTGAATCGAATTAGTTTATTGGCGAGGTATGGCCCCAGCCTCCTAATACGCACATCTTTATTTATATTATTATAGATTTGCATGATTGGAATAGCATTTCCTTGCCTTTTTGATTCTTCAAGTATTTGCGTAGCTAGTAGATGCTGGAATTGGTTCGTTTCAATTCCAAGGCCATCCGGCTCAAATGCTTCAGCCTCTGCAACCACCTTGGTTACCATCGTCTCAGCATCCATGCGCTTCAATTCTGCATCGCAATAGATGATCCCGTTATTATCACGGGCCAACTTGATAATTGCCGTATAGTCCCCATGCCGTGCATCTTTCCCCTTGGACGGGTCAACTGACATAGTCTTGATTTTAATGTTGGAATTTTTGGGCCACTCTTCAAACCAGATATGTTCACCGAAATGGGCGGATGGCCACTCTGCGCCCTCTTGATCGACGAATTCACCATCTAATTCCTGATTAGCTTGCTTGTCAGAATATTGCTTGGCAACTGCCTTAATGAACTCTCCAGCGAGGAAAGGGTTCTGGGAGGTCTTGGATTTGAATAGCTCCGTGTTCTCACGATCCCCTTTACCAAATACATTGTAAGTCCAATGGCTCATTCCCTTGGGCGTAAAGGTCGATGTTAGCCATCCAGCCCGCCCCCCTTCCCGTAAACGCCCAATGCAAATGTTGAATACTTCTTCCTCCATGATGGATGCTTCGTCCATCCAGATTCCGCTAATGTTCGGCCCCCGTAGCTTGTCTGGATCGTCACCGGAACGGAAGATAATTTCTGATCCATTTGATAAGACGAGCCGGGGCGGTTGCTTCCATTTCTCCTTGATTATTTCTAGCTCTTCTCCCAGCTGATTAATTGTCCGCATTGTTGCGTCTTGGAGCATAT